TGCTACCTCAGCAAAATGCTCTTCTGCCGTAATCGGCGTGTTATTAGACGGAGTGCGCCAGCTCAACATTTTAAAGATGGATGCCTTTTCCAGAGGACAAAGCACTCGCCCTTCTCTAAAGTTGAAACCGCGCTTCAGAAAAACGCCTGAATTCAGTTCTTCGTACTCAACTAACTTACCGTCCTTTCGGCCAGAGGTAAACTCTTGGCCGAAAAACTCCGCAGCGTGGTCTCGGATCGATACTTGATTAAATAAAGGGTTCCCTTCATTAACAGTACCGAGAGAATCATCGCCAAAGAGCTTCGGAGAGACTTCAGTAAAGAAATCTCGATCCGGGTAGTGTTGTTGGAACGTAGAAACCAAAATCATGAGCATAACAACCATGTTATACAGCGTCGTCATAAAAGACCCCGATGGGTTAGCCTCTTTGACTAGTGCGATTTCACCGAAAACTCGGAGAAACCTAACTACAGCCGACAATACGATATTATACACACGTTTGACGTTCTTCTCCGTGTAACCACAGCAAACAGCTACTTGCGTGACAAACCGAGCAACTTGGCGAGACAGTACAAAAGACATATGCTTGTCATACTTCTTACCGTCCAAAAAGAACGCGGTATGAAGACCACGACGAGCGAGATCGTTGTACATCTCTCCCCAGGATTTGCTTACACAATTCAACCCAACCATGAAACCAAATTTCGGATGTTTCGCTAACTCAAGAATTAACGGAACAACCAAGCACGCTCCGGCGGAATTGATTGCGCCTAGCACTTCAAACACTCGGACATCACCAACAGCCACCTTACTGGCCTTTCGTGGTTCATCTTTCAGACTCATAGAAGAAAATCCGACCACCACGTCGAATTCACTTTTATGTAGGATCTCGATAATTTCTCTCTCATATTCAGGATCGAAAAATCGTTCCTCATCAAGAAGATTATTCTTAATGGTCTGCCACGGATAGCCCGCGGATGTATTACCTTTAAGGTGTTTAGCCAACTCAGGTGGATTGAAGGGACACAGAAAAGTCCAAGAGTCCTTCTTAATCTCATCTAAGAGGTAATTCATCGCTGCTTCGGC